AAGTGTCTTTCAGGCGACGATGAGGGTATGGAAGCCCGCTACACCACCACGTCAGTCGGTGGTAAGCGCAGCGTACAGACGCTCGCGCTCGCAATCGCCGCGCAGGTTGAGAAGGATCAATCAAAGCCTGTGCCAGTCGTGCGGCTCAAGAAGGACCACTACACACACAAGTCTTATGGCAAGATATTCACGCCAGTATTTGAGGTTGTGGAGTGGGCAAGCATGGATGGTAAGACGGAGGAAGTGGATGCACCTGAGGAGGCCAACCCCGCCGCCGAAGATGCGCCGCGTCGTCGTCGTCGCGTAGCCTAACTAGCTTGGAGAGCCACGGTGTAACAGCCGTGGCTTTTTTTTCTTTGGAGAAAACGATGGAACACCCTTATGAAACGCTTAAGCATTTATTACGCGAATATAAGCATCTATGCGACATGTGTGATGCGGTTGGTGCGCTTGAGTGCGCGATGCGGATCAGACGTGCCGCTTCGGAGCTTGTTGTGCTGGCTGCACAAAATGCTGAACCGACGCTGGGTCAATAGATGAGCGTCCTATGGGTGGATTTCGAGACACTCAGCCGCTGTGACCTGACGACCAAGGGCGTTTACAACTACGCGCAAGACGCAAGTACGGACGTGCTGTGCATGTCCTACGCGTTTGATGATGAGGACGTTGTGACGTGGACGCCTGCGTTACCCTTCCCTGAGCGCGTGCGCCAGCACACCGGCCAGATACGCGCTCATAACGCAGCGTTTGAGCGTCTGATCTTCTGGTACGTGCTGCACATCAACTACAGTCTTGAGCAGTTCTACTGCACGGCTACCCAAGCGCGGGCTAACTGTGCGCCTGGCTCGCTTGAGGATGTAGGACGGTTTGCGAGCACTGACATGCGTAAGGACTACCGTGGCTCGCAACTGATTAGGCGGCTATGTTTGCCGCAGGCAGACGGCAATTTTTACCGCGACGAGGCATTATTTGCCGAGTTGGTGTCGTATTGCGAGCAAGACGTTCGCGCCATGCGTGCCATTTCCACGGCCATGCGCGATCTGTCGGTTGAAGAGCTTGCGGACTATCATGTGAACGAGCGCATCAACGATCGTGGTGTGCTGGTCGATGTGGCGCTGTGCAAGGCAGCGGTGCAGTATGCGAGCGATGAGTTGGTCGAGATCGAGCAGATCGTGGCTGACGTGACGCAGGGCGCGATTGCGAGCGTGCGTAGTCCTAAGATGAAGCAGTGGGTCATGGATCGCGTGGGACCGCAGGCGCTGGCGCTTATGGCGTCTTATAAGGACGGTGAGAAGAAGTATTCCATCGATAAGACCGTGCGAGCTAACTTGCTTGCGATGGACGATCCTGAGCAGGTGCCGCCTGATGTGGCTGAAGTCATCCAATGCGCTGACGATCTGTGGGCGTCATCAGTTGCGAAGTTCAGTCGCCTAGCTGCGCTTGCTGATGATGAGGATCATCGGGTGCGTGGTGCGTTTGTGTTTGCTGGTGGGTCGGCCACGGGTCGTGCGTCATCCTACGGCGCTCAGGTACATAATTTCACACGCAAGTGTGCTGACGATCCAGAGGCTGTCCGTACCGCGATGGTGCGTGGGCACAAGATCGTGCCGACCTACGGGCGACGCGTCACGGACGTGCTCAAGGGGATGCTGCGCCCTGCGCTGACGCCTGCGCCTGAGCATGTGCTGATCGTCGCTGATTGGGCGGCGATCGAGGCGCGCATGAACCCGTGGTTGTCAGCGCACGCTACGTCTGAGGCTAAGTTAGATTTGTTTCGCACGGGCGCAGACATCTACAAACACAACGCCAGCCGGACGTTTAACGTGCCGGTGGATGCGATCGATAAAGAGCAGCGACAGATTGGCAAGGTCCAAGAGTTGGCGTGCGGGTACGGTGGCGGCGTGGGGGCGTTTGCATCGATGGGGCGCATCTATGGCGTCAACCTACCAGAGGCTGACAGCAGGCGCATGGTGGAGGCGTGGCGGCGCGCTAACCCGTGGGCTGTGCATTACTGGCAGGCGCTTGAGACGTCGTACATGCGCGCGATGAGGAACCCAAAGTCTGAATTTCAAGCTGGCCGTGTGACTTACTATTTTGACTCTCAGCACCTATGGTACGCGCTGCCCTCAGGACGCATCCTTTGCTACCCCTACGCGCGCATTGACGCTGATGGTGTTTCTTACGCCAAGGCGTCATGGAAGCCCGCGCAGGACGCCAAGGAATGGCCTCGTGCGCGGTTGTGGAAGGGTCTAGCGGCAGAGAACATCTGCCAAGCTGCGGCTAACGACATCTTGCGCGCGTCGCTGCGCCAACTGACTGATGTGGTGCTGCACGTCCATGATGAGATTGTGCTTGAGGTGCCAGCGTCGCGGGCTGAAGAAGCTGCGCAGGCGTTGCATCGCGTGATGTGTACACCACCGGCATGGGCGCAGGGGTTGCCTTTGGATGCTGAAGTTTCAACGATGGAGCGTTACGGAAAATGAAAACCTTTATTGACTTTTTAATGTCGCTTGCGCCTGAGGGTGAGACAGCGCTACTGGTGCGGCAAAAGCCGCAATTAAAAGACGGTCAGTTGCAATTCCACGCTGATGGCGCGATCAAGTGTACGTGGCCTGCTTATCTACCTAAAGACGCCAAGATCAAGGCCGATCAGGCGTGGTACGGCAACACAGCGTCGTTTATTGTTGATCGCTTTGGTGAGCACGTCTCAGCGTCGGCGGCTAACTGTGAGTATTGCTTGGTCATGGTGCTTGATGACGTCGGCACCAAGAGCAAGACGCCACCGCTTGCGCCGACGTGGGTGATGGAAACCTCGCCTGGCTCATTCCAGTGGGGCTATGCCTTTGCCGAACAGCCCACCAAGGGTGAGTTCGCTGCGGCCATGCGTGCGATCGCTGATGCAGGCTACACCGACCCTGGGGCGCTTAACGCGGTGCGCAATTTTCGCTTGCCTGGCTCGGTCAATCTCAAGCCTGGTCGTAATAGTTTTGCGTCGCGCTTGGTCGAGTTCCATCCCGATCGTGACTTTTCGCTTGCGCAAATCTGCGAGGCGCTGGGTGTAACGCCTGCTGAGGCCGATAGCAGCGGTCCGCAGCCGATCAAGATCGTTGACACAGGTAACGATGACGTGTTCGCGTGGCTTGCGGCGCAGGGTATGGTCGTATCTAAACCTAACGGCGAGGGCTGGGCGGGCGTCATCTGCCCGAACCATGCCCAACACACCGACGGCAATCCTGAAGGGCGCTATAAGCCCTCCATGCGCGCGTACTGCTGCCTGCACTCGCACTGCGTCGATCTTGACACCAAAGCGTTCTTGGCGTGGGTCGCTGAAAATGGTGGCCCTGCTCACGCGCTGGGGCTGCGCGATGATCTGCTCGCAAGCACCATGCAGACAACGCTTGACAAGCTAGAGCCTAGTAATTTTTTCAGCGACGACGCCAAGAAGGTGATCGAGGAGGTCGAGCGCAAGGAGCTTGGGCGTGTCGAGATGAAGGGCTGGTTTCAGCGCTTTGCTTACATCCAGAGTGACGATTCGTTCTTCGACATGCAAGATCGGCGCGAAGTGCCGCGCTGGGTCTTTAACGCGCTCTATCGCCATGTCAATTGCGTATCCATTAACAGCAAACGCAAGATCGAAGCCGCGACCTGCTTTGATGAGCAGCGCCAGGCGATGGGCGCTCGCACCTTGGTCGGTGTGACCTACGCTGCGGGCGAGTCGATGCTGGTGACGCGTGATGGTGACGTGTACGGCAACCGTTGGCGCGATGCTAGGCCTGCGGTCGATAAGACCCTTGTGCGCGACATCTCGCCTTGGCTTGAGCACTGCGAGCGCTTGGTGCCTGATGTGACTGAGCGTGAGCACTTGTTCAACATCATGGCTTTTAAGCTCCAGCACCCTGATGTCAAGATCAATCATGCCGTGCTGCATGGTGGCGACCAAGGGTGCGGTAAAGACACCATGTGGGCGCCTCTATTATGGGCCGTGTGCGGGCCAGGCTTGAAGAACAGGGGGTTGCTTGATAACGATACCTTAAGTCTTCAGTGGGGGTACCAGCTTGAGTGTGAGATTCTCGTGATCAACGAGTTGAAAGAGCCTGAAGCGGCAGCGCGGCGTGCGCTGGCGAACAGACTTAAGCCGATCATCGCTGCACCTCCAGAGATGTTACCGATCAACCGTAAGGGCTTGCACCCCTACGACATGCTCAATCGAGCGTTCGTTTTGTCGTTTACCAATGATTCGCTCCCCATATCGCTTGACTCGCAAGACAGGCGTTGGTTCTGTATATGGTCGCGTGCGCCTCGCATGGTCGATCGCCAGGCGCAGCTATTGTGGGATTGGTACAAGTCCGAAGGCTTCGTTTCCATAGCCGCATGGCTGTATCAGCGCGACGTGTCGGCGTTTAATCCGGCTGCAACGCCAGGATGGACTGAGTTTAAGTTTAACTTGATCGAGCACTCCATGAGCACCTCTGAGTCTTTTCTGGTCGAAATGATGCGTAACCGCCAAGGTGAGTTTAGCCGTGGTGTCGTTGGATCGCCCTTCCATCTGTTGATTGATCGCCTATCAGGTGGCTTGCCTGCTGGTGTGAAAATCCATCAGGCAGCGCTGTTGCATGCGCTCAAAGAAGCCGGTTGGGTCGATGTGGGCCGGTTAGCATCATCTGAATTTCAGACTAAGAAGCACATCTTTGCCGTGTCTGAATTGGCAAGCAAGTTGTCGAAATCAGAGCTTCGGCGCATGGTCGAGGAGACAGCGCCGACCAAAATGGCGCTGGTCAAATAACGCGGGATAAAAAAAGCCCGTCAATCGACGGGCTTAAAAGTAGGGCGGGAGGCCCAACTTGAGGAGAAGTTCCAACACTACAAGTCTAGCATTTCGCCAATCAACCATGCAAGCATAGCGCCTAGGATAATGATTAGCATAGCGGCATCGTCCAGGTTCTAAATGCTTGTTGCTTGGCCATCGTATCGGGGCACTCCTTGGAGGGTGGTATCCATCCATGCCTGCGCCAAACTTGCTCCACTGGTATGCACCAGTCTCTAGGGTCGATCTGACAGTTCATGAGGGTTAGCCATAGCGGGGGTTTGGTTTCGTCTTCCATAGGGTTAGTCTTCCATTAATTTAAATGTGGCATAGAGCCAGCAGCAGCGCTCAAAACCTTTATGATCATGTCGCAGGTGTTCAGCGGGTTTATCAGTACCAAGAGGAAAGGTATAAAGGTCGGTACACTCGAAACCCTCATGTTTCAACGTTTCGCACAGTTCACCGTACTTGCCACGGCCAACAGCTACTTGAAAGCCAGTTCCAAGATGGCCGGTAGTCAATAAAGATTCGCAGGCTTCTATTTGTTTCATAATTGCTAATCGTTCGCCCCATGACCTATTTGTGTAAGCAAGTTTCATGCTGTTAATCCTATAGGTTAAAAAAGATCGCAGCGCCGAGCGCGACGCCGAACACGAGCGCAACGGCCCAGTCAAGTAAAAAGTTGATCATGTTAGTTCCTTTTAGTAAGTTGCTTCGCCGTAGGTTTCAACGGTTTTCTTGTCGCGTAGCCGTTTGATGTCACGTCGTTTGAAGGCGTGCAATGATGGGAACGGCCAACCATTGGTGGCCGGTATTCTGACGACGTATTGACCGTCCTCTACGCGATCGATAACGCCGACGCCCTTCGGCGTCGTCACGCGTGTATCTGGTTTCATGGTTGGATTTGAGGGTAAACGGTGAACACGTACCCAAGGTTATCGAGTGTTGATCCTGCTATCGATAGCGTTTCGGTTAGTTGATCGGGCGCGTACTTTTGCAACAATGCGCGGGCTGCTAGCGCGTGCCGTTCCTCGCAATTGAGCGCATGGTCGAATGGCACGCTGGCGGTCCAAAGGGTTTTGCTGTCGCGTCGGACAGTGGCCTTGATGCGCGAGCCTTTGGCGTTAGTAGCGCCGATATATTTAGTGTGGATTGCAATGGGCATGATGGATTGTCCTTTAGTTGATTAGATTGCATGGCAGCACAATGCGTGCCCCTATGCACCCGCTCTCACGGGTGCATAAAGTCAAGCACTAGGCTAGCTTCGCCCATGCAGGGATCATAGGCTTATCAGCGTCGACGCGCATGGGCATGACAATGACAATTGACTCATTACCTAAGCCAGTGACCTGCGCTGCGCTGCGTCCGTTGTGGTGGATGACAACGTTGGGCCAATCGACGCTTAATGCTTTACGCGCGTCGTTCAATCGAGTCATTAGTTCAAGATTGAAATGTGCGATTTCGCCCGATAACGTCGGCGGCACGACGCGACGCCAATCAGGGAACTTGCCGTCGACCAGCGTGTTAGTGACAGATGTTAGGCCCGTAATCTTGTACGTTGTGTTGTGCTTGATCATAACGCCAGGCCGATCGGGGTCCGGTGTTGGCGCCGGTTCGTTGATCTCGATCGTAATCGGCAGCGCATGCTTGCCTGCTTTCATAGGTTTAACCGCCTCAAGATCAGCGCGGCTAATAATGTATTCGCCCGTCAATTTGTTGTCGACGTCGCCCTCAGGCACTGCGATTGACATGAGTATGTGCCCATCCGTTGCGACTAGCGCGACGCGATCACGCGTCGCATCAATTGCGATGCTATTGAGGTAATAACGCAGATCATTTTTAGCTGCGAAAACTAATAAGGCTTTGATAATTGAGTGATCAATAGTGATTTTCATGATTGGCAATCCCCTTTTGGTTGTTTGAGCCTTCAGTGTAAGACATTGTTTTGCAGATTGTCAAGTATGGGCAATATTGGTAGTGGTTTTGAAAGGGGTTAGGTAATGAAAAGGGGTCTGATTGCCAATGAGCGCGGCTTGTAAGCGCTTGATTCGACGAGGCTTTCTCGGCTATTGGCAAAATTGTCATGTTTTTTTCAAAAAAAAGTCGCAGACTGTTTATGTTACCTAGCAGCGATTATTTTTGCATGACAATCTTGCCAATATTGCCAAAGCCCGAATCGAGGGCGCCACGTCATCGCGCCCCCTCTTTGCCGGTTTTCTCTCTGGCTATTGGCAATCTTGGCAATGACAAACGGATTGCCAATATTGCCAATCAACTAACCGCATTGGCAATCTTGGCAATCAAAAACAAATAGCCAATCTTGCCAATGTCACATCATCATCGCGCCACCAGGCACGCGCTGCCAGGCATGAATCGTTATGCCGATCAGATCGGTCATCGTTCTGTTTGCTAGATCGTTTCTGCTTTCGGCTTTTTGCTGGCGAAGCCCCCCCCCAGGGCCGACGGCCTGGCCGGTCAGGGCCGGTGGGTCCACAAGAAATTTTTTTATTTTTAATAGTCCAACAGCCCAACAGCCCAACAGCCCAACAGCCCACTAAGCTAAGAAATTTTTTTTATTTTTAAAAATCCAACACGCCTATACAAAAGTATTAGAATGTCTTACGCTCGCGTTGTAGCGACGTTAGGTCATCTTGGTAAAATTGGCATATGTTTAAAAGTCTTCCTCTTACAACGCGTGAGATCAAAGCGACCGAAGCGGTACTGGAGCGCATATACGACGCTGCGTATCTAGGTTTGAAAGAAGATTCGTTGGCGTTAGCAGCAGGGTTGTTACCTGTAGAGTACCGGCTCTTGAAACAGCATGACAAACTTGCCGAGATTGCCGAACTCAAGGGACGCGCTGATAGTGAGCGCGAGCACAGCCAGCACATGTTGAACGCTGCGCGGAATGGCGACGCTAAGGCAGCGCTAGAAATACTGAAGCACACGCATGGTTGGGTCGCCAAGCAAGCCGTTAGTATTGAGGTCGATCAGCGCATCAGCGTGATTGACGCGTTAAGAGCAGCAGAGACGAGAGTCGATGAAGGTAAAGTGATCGACGTAACGCCACCAAGTGAAAAGCTAACCCATGCAAAAGCCGATATACAGTCCGGAAGACGAGCAACTGCTGATGACGCGGTTGTGGTCCCCCGCGATTAAAGACGACCCCGAAGCGTTTGTACTGTTTGCTTTCCCATGGGGGCAAGAGAACACGCCGCTAGTTAAATACAACGGTCCGCGCATGTGGCAGCGTCAGGTGTTGCGCGACATCAAGGCGCACATACAGAAGAACAAAGGTCAGGTCGATATGGACACGCTGCGAGAGGCAGTCAGTTCAGGTCGAGGGATCGGTAAGTCGGCGTTGGTAAGTTGGCTGATTATGTGGATGCTGTCCACACGGATAGGGTCAAGCGTGATCGTGAGCGCTAACAGTGAGGCGCAGCTACGGTCGGTGACCTGGGGCGAGCTGACTAAGTGGTCCACGATGATCATCAACGCGCACTGGTGGGAGATCAGCGCAACCAAGCTACAACCGGCTAAGTGGCTGTGCGACATCGTGGAGCGTGACCTACGGAAGGGGACGCGCTACTGGGCCGCAGAGGGCAAGCTGTGGTCGGAGGAGAACCCTGACAGCTACGCAGGGGTGCACAACCATGACGGCATGATGCTGATCTTTGATGAGGCGTCGGGTATTCCTGACGGCATCTGGTCGGTGGGGGCGGGGTTCTTTACGGAGAACATATTAGATAGGTATTGGTTTGCGTTCAGTAACCCGCGACGCAACACGGGGTACTTCTTTGAGTGCTTTCATGCCAAGCGCGACTTTTGGCGCACGAGGCAGGTGGACGCAAGGACGGTCGAGGACACTGACAAGCAGGTGTATCGACAGATCATCGATGAGTATGGCGAGGACTCAAGCCAGGCGCGGGTCGAGGTGTACGGTGAGTTTCCGTCAAGCGGTGACGACCAGTTCATCTCGCCAAGCCATGTGGCTGACGCGGCGGCAAGACCTCGGTACAAGGACGAGACTGCGCCGATCGTGATCGGGGTTGATCCGGCACGAGGTGGGGCGGACTCGACAGTAATTGCAGTGCGGCAGGGGCGTGACCTAGTGGCAATCCATCGGTATCATGGCGAGGATACGATGACAATCGTGGGTCGGGTGATCGACGCCATCGAGCAGTACAAGCCAACGCTCGTGGTGCTAGACGAAGGTGGGCTAGGGTACGGCATATTAGATAGGCTACATGAGCAGCGCTACAAGGTGGTAAGGGGTGTAAACTTTGGTTGGAAGGCGAAGAACCCTGTGATGTACGGTAATAAGCGAGCCGAGCTGTGGGGCACGATGAAAGAGTGGCTTAAAACTGCTTCCATTCCGAACGATAGGGCGTTAAAGTCTGATCTGGTTGGGCCTACCATAAAACCCAATTCGTCGGGTACAATTTTCTTGGAAGGTAAAAAGGAAATGAAAGCCCGAGGATTAGCATCACCCGACGCTGCCGACGCACTGGCAGTGACGTTTGCATTTCCTGTCGCGCACAGGCAGTATACTGAAAAGACTACTAATCGTGCGTATAACGCTAATGGTGTAGCAACATCTTGGATGGGTGCTTGATGGCAAAGAAAGGTGTGTCACTATCAGTCGGACGTGGTGAGAAGCTGCCGGTGTCTAAGGGCGCAGGGCTGACGGCTAAGGGCCGTGAGAAGTATAACCGCGAGACAGGTAGTAATTTAAAAGCACCCGCGCCTAACCCTAAGACTGACGCTGACAAGGGGCGCAAGGCGTCTTTTTGTGCGCGCATGTCAGGTGTTGTTAAAAACGCTAAAGGCGACGCCGAGCGCGCTAAGGCATCACTTAAACGATGGAAGTGTTAATCATGGTTACAAAACCTGGTTTGTACGCAAACATCCACGCTAAACGCGAGCGTATTGCTGCTGGGTCAGGCGAGAAGATGCGGAAACCTGGCACTAAAGGCGCGCCAACAGCTAAAGATTTTCGTGAGTCGGCAAAGACTGCCAAGAAGCCAACGAAAGGAAAATAATGCCACTTGTTAAATCGACCAGCAAAGAAGCCTTTCGTAAAAACATTAAGGCTGAAGTTAACGCAGGCAAACCTGTCAAGCAAGCTGTTGCAATTGCTTACAATACCCAACGTGCTGCGGCGGCTAAAAGGCCGAGCACTAAACCTATGACGAAGAAAAAGTAATGGCAACGCTTAAGCAAGACCCTACAGGTATTGAAGGCGCGGG